GGGGATTACACAGTTGGTGAACAAGTATATCAAGGAAGTACATTAGAAACTGCAGATGCAAAAGGACAGGTTGTTACATGGAATGCCGGCACTAAAGTTTTAAAGGTAAATCATCTCACTGGCGACTTTACAAGTAATGTCAACGTTATAGGAGCTCAGTCTAATACTTCTTATTTATTGGGTGCAACACAGGAGTTGATATATACACAAGATAGAACTGTGGATAATGATATATTTACTACATCAGCACAGGCAGATGATATTATTGACTTTTCAGTAACAAATCCATTTAGTGAGGGTTATTAATGTTAGGTAAAGTACCACAGTATAGAAGTACCATTAGAAATTATGTAATTGCATTTGGTGAAATATTTAATGATATCACCATTGAAAGAAAAGATTCTACTGGAGCTGTAGAAAAATATATTAAAGTTCCTTTGTCATATGGGCCTACAGAGAAATTTTTAAGTAGATTAGAGGCAAATTCATCCAATAATGAAGTCGCAATAGTATTGCCTAGAATGTCATTTGAAATAGCGGGGATTTCATACGATCCTACTAGAAAAAGAAATAAACTTCGTGGTGTAAGAAAACCAAAAGAGTTAGGAAGTACATCTAGTGATTTTATTTATAACCCTGTACCATATGATATAGATTTTACATTATCGTTAATGGTTAAAAATGCAGAAGATGGAACACAAATTTTAGAACAAATACTTCCATTTTTTACACCATCTTTTAACGTACCAATAAAAGAAGTTGCTGAATTTGATGTTGTCAATGACACACCATTCATATTAAATTCAGTAGATGTGCAAGATGATTATGAGGGAGATTATCTTACTAGAAGATCTTTAATTTGGAGTTTAGGATTTACAGTCAAAGGACACATTTGGGGTGGTTCGGGTTCTAAGGATGTTATCAATACCGCAATTACTAATATTTCTGAAATAGATGGTAATGAAACTCGACAGTTGAGTACTGCAACAGTACCTAATGATTTTGGTTTCGGAGCAGACCTTCCAGAATAATGGAGAATGATATGAGTGATAAAGAAATAGATTCAAAATTAAATGAAGTTTTAGAAGTGAAAGATGATGATTATCATCCCATAGAAATTCAGTCTAATACAGAACTGGAATATATAGACACGTCAGAAGAAAGAAATCATGATATTAAGAATGATTACGAATTTCGTAGAGAAAAATTATATCAATTAGTTTCAAAAGGCGAAGATGCATTAGAAAATCTTTTAGTACTTGCAAAAGAATCAGATCACCCAAGAGCATATGAAGTTTTTGGACAACTCATGAAAGCAAATATGGATGCTGTTAAGGATTTAACGGATCTGCAAAAAGATATGAATAAAATAGAAAATGAAAAAGGTGGCAAAGGCCCGAATAAAGTTGTTAATAATAATTCAGTATTCGTAGGTAATACCAATGAGTTGTTAGAGATGTTAAAGGGTAAAAATAGAGAATGAGTGAATTCTATAACAACAATCCGAATTTAAAAGCTGCTGGAATTAATATAGAATGGACAGAAGAGCAGGCCAAAGAATATGTAAAGTGTATGGATGATCCTGTTTACTTTATTAAAACATATATGAAAATTGTTAATGTTGATACTGGACTTGTAAATTTTGATCTTTATCCTTTTCAAGAAAATATGGTTCAAAACTTTTACGATAATAGATTTACTATTTGTAAAATCGGTAGACAGTCTGGTAAGTCAATTACATGTATTGCATTCTTTTTACACTACATATTATTTAATAAAGATGTTTCTGTTGCACTACTTGCAAACAAACTTGCAACCGCGAGAGAATTATTGGGTAGATTACAGATGGCATATGAACATCTACCTAAATGGTTACAGCAAGGGGTTGTTGTTTGGAATAAAGGTAATATAGAATTAGAAAATGGTGCAAAAGTTATGGCCGCCGCGACATCATCTAGTGCAATTCGTGGTGGTTCTTTTAACATTCTTTTCCTAGACGAATTTGCATTTGTTCCGAACGAACTTGCAGAAGAATTTTTTAACTCAGTTTATCCTACAATTTCATCTGGACAATCTACAAAAGTTATTATTGTATCTACTCCACAAGGTATGAATCATTTTTATAAACTATGGAGTGATGCAACGGAAGGTAGAAATACGTATGTACCTATAGAAGTACATTGGTCAGAAGTGCCGGGCAGAGATGAAAACTGGAAGGCAATGACAATAAAGAATACAAGTGAACAACAGTTTAAACAAGAGTTTGATACAGAGTTCCTTGGTTCAACCAACACACTTATTAATACTGCAAAATTAAAAAATCTAGTATTTAAAAATCCTAAGAAAAAGAATAATGGAGTTTTATACTACGACTTACCAAGAGAACAACATCAATATTTTTTAACTGTTGATGTTGCAAGAGGTCGTGGGGGTGATTATTCTGCATTTTCAGTATTTGATGCATCAGAAATGCCGTTTAAACAAGTTGCAACATTTAGAAACAATGAAATTCCGCCCCTAGTTTTTCCAAATATTATTAAAAATGTTGCTAGACTATATAATGATGCATATATTTTGGTTGAAATAAATGATGTCGGACAACAAGTCAGTGACATTCTTTATCATGAACATGAGTATGAGAATATGATTACTGTACAAACAGACCCAAGAAAAGGACAAAGTATATCTGGTGGGTTTGGTAAGTCTTATACAATAGGAATTAGAACAACAAAGGCAACGAAGAAAACAGGTTGTTTTAACCTAAAAAGTTTAATAGAAGAAGATAAACTATTAATTGCAGATTTTGAAACTATAAATGAACTTTCATCATTTGTCTCTAAAGGACATAAGTTTGAGGCAGAAGCCGATAGGACAGATGACATGGTAGATACTTTGATATTATTTTCGTGGATGACTACAGAAGTTTATTTTAAGGATTTATGTGATAAGGATACAAGACAAGAAATATACGAATAAAGACTACGTATGTTGGAAGAAAATATGTTGCCTTTTGGTTTTGTCCATTCTGGCGCAGAGATTGAGACTTTTGTAGACTCAGATGGCGATAGATGGTTTGGTAACGATCATTAAATCATATTTTTTATAAATAAATTATGAAACATACAAAAAGAGTTGATTTTAACAAAACTAAAACTATTAATATAGAGGAGATGAAAAATGCCATTCCAAGTAAGTCCAGGCGTTAATGTTTCAGAAATTGATCTCACTACTTCTACTCCATCAGTTGCAACGTCAATTGGTGCATTGGTAGGAAAATTCTCATGGGGGCCCGTGGGCGAAATTGTGAATATCAGTACTGAAACAGAATTAGTTAAGTATTTCGGCAAACCAACATCTGAAAATTATCAGTCTTGGTTTACTGCCGCGAATTTTCTTGCATATGCAAGTTCTCTTAGAGTAAATAGAGTAATTGGTGCCGGTGCATTAAACTCTGTTGCTGGTATTGCAGGATCATCTACTCCTGTTGATGCTACGGAAGATTTCGTCGGAGTCGCGGAAGCAACCGATAACCTTGTAGGTGTCGGTGCTACAACCCAAAATGAAACTGGTGACGGTACAACTGCATCAATTACGTTAAGTGCAACACCAGCCGGTACTGTATCAGTATCTGTTGATGGTGTAACTTTAACACCCGATGTACAATATACTATTAGTGGTACAACATTAGATTTTGCAGCTGGTACTGCGCCATATGGTGCTCCTGCCAATGCAGATGCTATTGTAATTACTGTTACAGCAAAAACTGTATTTACACTTTCTAGAGATGCATTTGGTGAAACAGTTGCAGTAACTGTAGCTGGTGCAGCAGATACAAATATTTCTGTTGATGGTACATCACTTACATTTACATCTGCGCCTGCTGATGGTGCAGCAATCGTTGCAACTATCCCTGCAAGAACAAAATTTGAAATTGCAGAGACAGTTGATTCAACTGATACCGTTGGAGTAACAGTAGATGCAGCAGACAAAACAGTAACAACAGATTATTCTGTAAGTGGTCAAGTAGTAACTTTCGTTACTGCGCCTGCAGATGGTGCAGCGGTACAAATTAAAGTATTCGGTACACCAACTGTTAACTATACATATACACCAGTATTAATTAAGTCAGAAGATGATATCACATTTGATAGCGGTCAAGGTAATGGTGCAGTATTTGCTGCGCGTTGTGCCGGTTCAGATGGGGATAAATTTAAGACTTACATGGTTGATGCCGCAACATTTTCAGAATTACCGGCAAATCTAAAATCATTGTTTAATACTGCACCAGATACTGGTGAAGTTCATGTATTAGTTGTACAAAGAAACACAAATGGTTCAGAAACAGTACTTGAAAGATATGAGTATTTGTCAAAAGCATCTAACGGTAAAGCCGAAGATGGTAAAAACATGTACTATAAAGAAGTAATTAACCTTTCATCTGAATATGTATGGGTAATTAACCACCCTGCAGATGGTACAGATTGGGGTTCAGAGGAAACAATATCTAAACCACTTTCTTCGTTTACTTCACTTGCAGCTGCAGAAGTTTCAACATTTAGTGGTGGTAATAACGGTGTTGCACCTACTGCCGCCGAAGCGATTGCTGGATATGATTTGTTTGCTGACCCTGAGTTAGTTGACGTTTCACTAGTAATGAGTGGAGAATGGGCAGATGCTGCAAATGGTAACACTGTATTACAACATATCGTACAAAATATTTGTGAGGTAAGAAAAGATTGTGTTGCACTATTATCACCACGTTATGTGGATGTTAAGTCTGGTTCTGCACAAAATGTAATTTCATTCTTTAACACAACTGTTGGTGCTTATAGTAACTATGCATTTGTTGACTCAAACTTCAAGTATCAATACGATAAATATAATGATGTATATCGTTGGGTTCCATTTAACGGTGATATTGCTGGTTTAATGGCACGTACAGACGCAGAAAGAGACACATGGTTCTCTCCTGCTGGATTTAATCGTGGTGTCATCAAAAATGTTATCAAAGTTGCATGGAATCAGAATAAGACGGATAGAGATGATTTATATAAAGCATCGATTAACCCTGTTGTTACATTCCCTGGCCAAGGCACAATTCTTTATGGTGATAAAACATTCACTAATAAACCAAGTGCATTTGACAGAATTAATGTACGTAGATTGTTTATCGTACTTGAAAAATCTATCGCAACTGCATCTAAGTTTACATTGTTTGAATTTAACGATGAATTCACAAGATCACAGTTTGTATCCTTGGTAGAACCTTTCCTTAGAGATGTTAAGGGTAGAAGAGGTATCTATGACTTCTTAGTTGTCTGTGATGAAACTAACAACACTTCCGAAGTTGTTGATAGAAATGAATTTATCGGAGACATCTATATTAAACCAGCACGTTCAATCAACTACATTCAACTTAACTTTGTTGCAGTACGCACAGGAGTGAGTTTTGAAGAAGTTGTTGGTCAAGCTTAAAAAAGTATTATAAATAAAAGTAAATAGATTAACAAGGAGAAAACAAAATGGCATTCGATATCTCTGCATTTAAGTCCAACTTAACCGCTGGAGGTGCAAGACCGAATCTATTTGAGGCAGTTGTGAATAATCCAATTAACGCAGCTGCCGATTCAACATTTAGATTTGTTTGTCGCGCAGCTCAATTGCCTGGATCCACAATTCCTGCTATCGATGTACCATACTTTGGTCGTCAAGTAAGAATTGCCGGAAACAGAACATTTGAACCATGGACTGTAACAATTATTAATGACGAGAATTTTTCAGTCAGAAATACTTTGGAACAGTGGATGGCGAATATTAATTCACATGAGGCTAATATTCAACTCGCAGCTCAAACCGCTTATAAGTCAGATTCAGAAGTAAAACATTATGCTAAAGATGGTTCTACAATTGCAACATACCGCTTTTATGGTTTATTCCCAACCGAATTGGGTGCAATTGAATTATCTTGGGATGCAAACGATCAGATTGAAGAATATACTGTGACATTTGCATATGATTATTGGAATCACGATGGTGTGACTACTTAATCTAGCTATTGAGTGAGGTGAAATATACATGGCTGTTAAATTATTTGGGTTCGAATTAAGAACCCCTGCAGAACAAAAAAGAGAGCTGAAATCTTTTGTACCGAAAGATAGTACAACAGATGACGGCTCTCTTACTGTTCAATCTGGTTTCTATGGAACATATTTAAATCTGGAAAATACTGCAAAGTCTGATGCAGAATTAATAGATAGATATAGAGATATGTCTATTCATCCAGAAGTAGATTCTGCAATCGATGATATTGTAGCAGAATCTATCGTAAACGATTCAGACGATTATCCAATTAAAATTGATACAAAAAATCTAGATGTTACTGTAACAGTAAAGAAAAAGATTGAAGATGAATTCAAATCTATTTTAAAACTACTTAAATTTAAAGAAAATGGTTATGATATTTTCAAGAGTTGGTATGTTGATGGTAGAATTTACTATCATATTATTATCGATAATTCAAAACCAAAAGAAGGTATCAAAGAACTACGTAGGGTAGACCCACGAAAAATTAAAAAAATTCGTGAAGTAGAAAAGAAAGAGAAGTCCGTAAATGGAACTGAAGTACCATTAGTATCTGGTATGAAAGAATATTACATCTTTAATGACAAAGGTGTTGTTTCTGGAGACCAAGCATCTGGTATTCCAATTACAGTAGACTCAATCTGTTATGTTTCATCTGGTTTAAAGGATGCAAAAAGACAACATTCTATTGGACACCTACATAAAGTAATTAAACCACTAAACCAATTGAGATTGGTAGAGGATTCGGTTGTTATTTATCGTTGGACAAGAGCTCCAGAACGTA